CCCAAAGGCTTCAGCCAAAAGGCTCATTGTGCTGGTCGTAAAAAGAAAATGAATGAAGCAGGTAGACCCTATAGTAAAACATATCTAAAACTATTGATGAAAGCAGGTCAAGGTAAAACAGCAAAAACAGTAAACGTAAAAATACCAAAGAGCGGACATTTTATGGACGAAGAAAAACTAAAAGAGGCTTGTTGGGATTCACATAAACAAGTTGGTTTCAAAATGAAAAAAGGTAGACGAGTACCTAATTGTGTACCTAAGAATGAAGATGCACCAGCCAATGCGGTTGGTGGTGGTAATATCGCAGGTCTAGGTGTTGGACCACAGGGGGAACCTGGCATACCTAGAAAGAGAAAAAAATTGACGCCGTTTATATTGTTTATGAAACGAAAGAAGAATGTTTAATGTTTTTAGTGTAGTTAAAATTTTATCGTATCTTGGTATTGTTATGATTGTTGCGGGTGGTTTATGGTATGCAATGAATCTCAAGGCCGAATTGGCCACATCTGAAGCAAATAATAAAATACTAGAGAAATCTTTATCTGATCAAAGTGCAGTAATAGAACAGATGAGGGTTGATATCGCTCAGATACAAAGGATAAATGAAGAAGTAAATGCAGAACTTGGTAGACAAAGAGAAGAGGTAAATAACTTAATCAGTAAGTTCAATGTAAATGCAAAAGGTGAAAGTAGAGATATTGGTAAGATAGCTGCAAAGAAACCAAGAGCGATGGAGAGACTTATCAATCGTGGTACAAAAAATGCACTTAGATGCTTAGAAATAGCCACAGGTGCAGAAAGAACAGAAAAAGAAATCAATGCTAAAAAAGAGAGTGAAATAAATCGTGAATGCCCGACACTTGCCAATCCTAATTATATTCCCGTTTTTAATTAGTGGGTGTGCCTTTCCTAGTTTCTTCAAAAAAGATGTAAAAGAAATTGAAGTAAAAACTCAGGAGATAAAAAGAACCCACCTAAATATAAAACAACCAAAATCATTATCACCACAAAAAATAGAATGGGTTATAATTACACCAGATAATGTAGATAAGGTTTGGGAAAAACTAAAGAAGAAAAATAAAGACTTAGTTTTATTTGGCCTTACAGATGATGGGTATGAAAAGTTATCTATCAATATGGCAGAGATAAGAAACTTTATAAACACTCAGAGAGTGATTATTTTAAAGTATAAGGACTATTATGAAAAAGACGATAACAGCGATTAGTGTATCATTTTTATTATCAAGTTGTGCCGTTTTAGATACAATGAAACTGGCCAAGTTTGATGCAAACGAATATAGGTCAGTTGTAGATTTAAGGTCATATGCACAAATAATTACCCCATTTTGTGATGAAAAATATTTTGATTACGAGCTTGTAATGCGACTACATATGTTATCAACAAGTATGTTTAACTATGCTCAGTTTTTACCAAACAATGATGATACTATTGAAATGGTAAAAACACTACATGAAATAGTACGACAATTTAAATCTAAATATGATTCTAGTGGTTTTGTTTCACAAAACTATTGTAGATTAAAGTTACAACAAATAGAAAGATCGGCAAGAAAAATACAAGAAACCATAGGAGGTAAAAATAGATGAATGTAACACAACTAAGTTGGGATCTTGAAGAGTATAGAAATCTATATGAAGCCGGTGAATTATCAAAAGAAGAATATAAAGATCTACTTGATGGTTTAAAACTTGAAGAAATCATACATGAAACTGATGAAGAATTGAGACAAAAAATTGAACTACAGGCGAATATTACTATTGCACTTAAAGCTATATCAGCGATAGTATAATGCCTGAAGATTACAACCAACTCAAATTAGAGGTCGGCCTATTGAAAGGTGAATTTCAACAGGTAAGTAAACTCACAGAAAAGATCTCTGTGTCGATAGAAAAAATACAAGAGCTCAATGTGAATGTGCTTCAGATGTTGACAGCACATGAAGAAAAACACGAATCACAAACTAGATATAGATCCTCAGTAGATGGTGACATAAAAGAATTACATTCACGAATTACCACAATTGCGAGAGAAGTCCATGAACGTATTGACCAAGTGCCAACTCAACTCACTCATGTACATGAAAGAATAGATCAAATAGAATCATCAATCAATTCAAGAATAGACAGTCTTAGAAACGACCTTGCCTGCCATAAACAATCAGACAAAGGTAAATTCAAAATGAATTTAACAGAAGTAGAGAAGTATAAATGGCTCGTTCTAGGTGTTGCCGTAACGGCTGCATTTTTCTTAGGCAAGATAGATATGTCTACCTTACTAACGCTTGTAATATAATCATAAACATGATACTATTACATTATGTCGTTATCAATTGAATCAAAATACATTCGTTTATTATCTCATAGATTAAGAAACTTCAAACAAAAGAAAGATTATCTATGGAACTTTTCGTGCCCTATATGTGGTGATAGTAAAAAGAATTTATTAAAAGCGAGAGGATATGTTTACGCAAAATCTAACAATTTATTTTATAGGTGTCATAACTGTGGTGTTAGCACTAGTCTTGGTAATTTCATCAAACAACTTGATTCAGAAATATACAAGTCATTTATACTTGAAAGGTATAAGTCAGGTGAGTCTGGCTATTCTAACTTTAGAGAGCCAAGATTCAATAGTATTAAGTCACCAAAATTTGGAAAAGTAAGGAGACAAGATTTTGAACACGCAGAGTGGCTATCAGATTTACCAGATAATCATTTCTGTAAGGTCTATGCAGTAAGAAGAAAGATACCTAATAAGTATTTTAATAAATTACTCTTTACACCAGACTACAAGAACTTTATACAAACATTGGTGCCTACAAATGAGATGAAGTTGGTGCCTGATGCAAGATTAGTGATACCATTCTATGATGAGAATGATGAGCTGTTTGCAGTATCGGGTCGTTCACTAGAGACTAACGATAAGATACTAAGGTATGTAACGATTAGAACAAATGAAAATGAGAATAAATTAATTTATGGGCTTGACCGTGTAAATTTTAATGATATAATTTATATTGTAGAAGGCCCACTTGATTCTCTTTTCTTAGATAATTGTATTGCATCTGGTGATGCTAACTTATCAATCATTGCGAAAGAACTTGATGGTCATGCTTCAGTATTAGTATTTGATAATGAACCTAGAAATGCAGAAGTTTGTAAACTTATGCACAATGCGATTAAAGAGGGGTATAGTGTGGTTATTTGGCCAAATTCGATAAGACAAAAAGATATAAATGAGATGATTACATCAGGATATTCAAAAACAGAGGTAAAAAGTATTATAAGTAAAAACACCTTCTGTTCTATTAGGGCGTTAAATCAATTAGTTTTTTGGAAAAAAATATGAGTCGTGATTTTGTAATAACGGTAGATAATTCCGTGCCAGATGAGTTTTGCACCGAGGCGATTCAATATTTTAAAAATGCAGATAAAGCAGGTTTAGTTGAAGATAGAAGAAATATAGAACCACACAATAGACATGAGGTCTCAGATTTTAACACAGGGCTTACGGCAATATCCGCATTAAACACAGAGGCTTGTCAAGTATTACTTGCTGATTACATAGATTTTTTTTGGAAAAATGTTTATGAAAAATATGTAGATGAGTATGATATTTTAAGAAAAGCTGCTGAACATAGAGTTTATAATGTTAAGATGCAGAGAACAAAACCAGGGCAAGCATTTTCAAAATGGCATTTTGAACAAATGAGTAGGTATACATCTATAAGGATTCTTACATTTATAACATATTTAAATGATATAGAAGAGGGTGGTGAAACAGAATTTTTATACTACCCGAAGAGAATAAAACCTAAGAAAGGTACAACAATACTATTTCCAGGTTCTTTTAGTCATACACATAGAGGCAATCAGCCTCTAAAAGAAACAAAATATATTTTAACAGGTTGGGTGGATTATTAATGAGTGAAGTTAATTTAGTAGGTGTGTCCTCATTTCATGGTGAGTTAGAGAATAGAACACCAGAAGAGGCAATAGTTTATATGGCAAGAATTTCAAATCCAAGTAATCAAAACAACTTTGAGGACTCAGAAAAACTTATACGATACTTAATTCAAAACAAACATTGGTCGCCATTTGAGATGGTCCACGTTGTCATGGAGATACACACAACAAGAGATATAGCTAGACAAATATTAAGGCATAGGTCGTTCTCTTTTCAGGAGTTTAGTCAGCGTTATGCAAACCCAGTAGAAAGTCTTTCTCATCAATTAAGAGAGGCTCGTTTACAAGACACAAAGAATAGACAGAATAGTGTTGAATCGGATAATGAAGAATTACAAAGTGAATGGGAAATGAGACAAACAGTTGTAATGAATCGTGCAAAAGAATCATATGAGTGGGCAATTAAAGAAGGTATCGCAAAAGAGCAGGCTCGTGCAGTTTTACCAGAGGGTATGATGGAAAGTAAGTTATATATGTCAGGTAGTTTGAGGTCTTGGATTCATTATTGTGAATTAAGGATGTCAAACGGTACACAAAAAGAACACATGGAGGTTGCAAAACAATGTTGGTTAATAATAGAAAAAGAGTTCCCAAATGTTACTAGGGCATTACATTGAAAGAAAGAAAATATTTATGGATTTAAACTTAGAAAAAGATAAATTATTTGACCCTCTTGGTCTCAAAAGACTTAGAGAATCTTATATGATGGAGGATGAAACATCACCGCAAGAGAGGTTCGCCTATGTATCAAACGCTTTTGGATCTAATAAAGACCATGCAAATCGCCTTTATGATTACTCTAGTAACCATTGGTTGTCTTTTTCTACTCCCATTTTATCTTTTGGCCGTAGCAAGCGTGGTTTACCTATTTCTTGTTTCCTCCCTTATCTACATGATAGTCGAGAAGGGTTGGTTGCTACTCTCTCGGAGGTAAACTGGTTATCAATGTTAGGTGGTGGTGTTGGCATTGGTCTTGGTATTCGTTCAAGTGATGACAAGTCAACTGGTATTATGCCACACCTCAAAACATATGATGCCTCTAGTTTAGCATATCGTCAAGGTAGAACTCGCAGAGGTTCTTATGCAGCCTATCTTGATATATCACACCCAGATGTAATACAGTTTTTAGAGATGAGAAAACCAACGGGTGACCCAAATGTAAGGACACTAAACTTACATCATGGTATAAACATCACAGATGACTTTATGCAGTTGATAGAGAAAGCCATGGTCGATAAAAACTTTGATGATACATGGGAACTTAAAGACCCACATTCAGGTGAGGTCAAAGACACAATATCAGCCAAGAAGTTATGGCAAAAGATATTAGAAACACGAATGATGACTGGTGAACCTTATATACATTTCATAGACACAAGTAATCGTATGATGCCAGAGTTTCAAAAGAAAAAAGGTTTAAGTATTAGACAAAGTAATTTATGTTCAGAGATCATACTACCAACAAATAAAGATAGAACAGCTGTGTGCTGTTTATCGTCAGTTAATTTAGAATACTATGATGAGTGGAAAAATAACCCTCTCTTCTTGAGAGATATTGCAGAGATGTTAGATAATGTTTTACAATACTTTATAGACAATGCTCCCGAAGGAGTGTCAAGAGCGAAGTATAGTGCTATGCAAGAAAGATCTATTGGTATTGGTGCCTTAGGTTATCATGCTTACTTACAAAAACATACATTGCCCTGGGAATCACCAGAGGCACGTTCAGCAAATGTAGAAATTTTTAGACACATAAGGAAAAGTTTAGATGAAGCCAACCTGGAACTGGGAAGATTACGAGGAGAAGCTCCTGATGCTATTGGTACTGGTCGTAGGTTTTCTCACCTTATGGCTATTGCTCCCAATGCTAGCAGTAG